CGCTTGCGCACGCACAATACTTCGGCGGCTATCTTTCGAAGTCTGGCGGTACGATCGCCGGGACTCTAGGCGTGACTGGCAACGTCAATGTTCAGGGTAGTCTCAATTCCACGAACAATACTCAAGCTGCCGGCCCCACCAATTCAGGAGTTGCCCTCGGTGGCGGCCCGAACTTCGCTAGTGCGACCTTCTTTGATCAGACACTGACGGCGAATAACCGCACATCCGATGCGGTATTCATCACCGGCTGCATGCGATTCAGGTTCAAGAATGACGCCGGAGATACAGCCCTTCCTTGGTTGGCCGCGTGTGGAGGACAAGCTGGCGGCATCACGGCTATCACATCCAATAGCGGCACGGGTAGTTGGTCGCACACTGGAAATATGGCGGTTTCCGGCGCGCTTATCGCAGGCAGCGGCACCCTAAACGTCTATTCAGCCAACGGTACGGCTGTCACAACGCCTCATGTGGTAACCGGCACGGTAACCCTCGCATCTGGCAACGGCACCGCAACTTTCACCGGAAACGCTGTCTTCAGCAACACCACTTCCTATGTTTGTACGGCGACGAACACATCCACGAATAGCGCAGTACGCGCCACCAATGCTTCTGCATCGTCTGTGACGTTCAACTCCGGCGCCTCCACTGACGTTATCGCATACCAGTGCATCGGAAACTAATCAGCAAGGGCCTTTGCCCATAAGTGGGTATGGCGAAATCGACTTACACCACAGCCATCGCGACCACTATCTGCGAACAGTTGATTGAAGGGAAGTCACTGCGCCAGATATGCGAACAGCCCGGAATGCCTAATAAGGCAACGGTTCTGCGATGGTTGGCAGATGAAAAACGCGCCGTCTTCCGCGACCAGTACGCACGCGCACGCGAGATGCAAGCTGAGGCGATCGCAGATGAGATTCTTGAAATTGCCGACGATGGCCGCAACGACTGGATGGAAATCGTTGGTAAGGAAGGCGATACGGTTGGATGGCGCGTGAATGGCGAAGCAGTGCAACGCTCCCGCCTTCGTGTCGATTCGCGCAAATGGTTGCTGTCCAAGATGCTCCCAAAGAAATATGGCGAATCGAAGGATGATGGCGGCGATTCGGAAAATGTGACCATCCACGGCGGCCTACCTGAGTAGTTTTCGCTTTTCGGCTTACGGCGCGTTTCCATTTCATTTTTCAAAATCGCTTTAAATGCCCGATATCTACTTGCCGACATTGCACGCCGGTCAGGTGGATATCTACAAGCGTCGCACACGTCTCAATGCAGTTCGTTGCGGGCGCCGTTGGGGCAAGACGAAGCAGATGGTCACAATGGGCGGCGATGCTGCCGCGAAGGGTCGCAAGGTCGGCCTCTTTACTCCCGAACACAAACAGCTTCTCGAACCTTACGATGAACTGCTAGACATTCTGCAGCCCATCAAACGACGGGCGAGTAAGAACGAAGGGACGATCCGCACGAAGACTGGCGGCATTGTTGACTTCTGGCAGCTAGACGATAACGAGCTGGCTGGCCGCGGTCGTGAATATGACTTGGTGATGATCGACGAAGCGGCGTTCACAAAGAACGGCCAGATGTCGAAGATCTGGGAGAAGTCGATCAAGCCGACGCTGCTCACGCGGCGCGGGAGTGTCTGGGTCTTTTCTACCCCTAATGGTGTTGATCCCGAGAACTTCTTCTATCAGGTCTGCAACGACGAGAAGATGGGGTTTGCGCAATTTCATGCGCCAACCAGCAGTAACCCTTACGTTCCGCCAGACGAACTTGAGAAGGAGCGTCTAAATAATCATCCCCTTGTCTGGCAACAGGAGTTTGAGGCCAAGTTCGTAGACTGGTCTGGCGTTGCGTTCTTTGAGTTGGAAAAACTCACGGTCGACGGCAAAGGCGTTCCGCTGCCGCTGCATTGCGATGGCGTGTTTGCCATCATTGATAGTGCGATGAAGGACGGGAGTGGCAATGACGGCACGGCAGTCGTCTATTTTGCCCTCTCAAAGCATCACAGCCATCCACTGGTCATCCTGGACTGGGACATAGTCCAGATTAATTCAGACTTGTTGGTCACGTGGTTGCCGAATGTTTTCAAGCAGCTTGAGTACTACGCGCAAGTCACAAAGGCGCGTGGCGGTTCGCTCGGCGCCTTCATTGAGGACAAGGCATCGGGTATCACGCTTAACCAACACTCAGCGAGAGTCGGTTGGCCTGCGGAGCCCATCAACGGTGACATCACTGGTATTGGCAAGGATGGACGTGCCGTAGCGTGTTCTGGCTCCGTCTACCGCGGGGAAGTCAAGTTCTCTGCAAATGCCTTGGACAAAGTCGTCGAGTACAAGGGCCAAACGAAAAACCACCTCGTTTCTCAAGTGGTCGGTTATCGAATTGGTGATAAGGATGCCCACAAGCGCGCCGACGACCTTGCTGATGGCTTCATGTACGGCGTAATCATTGGTCTGGGCGGCCCAGACGGCTTCTAATCATACGACATCCCCATGGCAGAAATCCTAATCGAAGGCTCCAAGCTGTCCTCGGCTCTGATGGATATCTTGATGGCCGACGACATCATGCCGGGTTCGGAGATATCGTATCAACTGGCCAAGACATTGTACGCATGGCATCCGCTGGGATCGAAGATCGTAGATCAGCCGATCAAGATCGCGATGTCGCAGCAACGGAAGATCTCTATCCCTAACAGTCCGGAAGAGCGCGTACGCGAGGCTTTCGAGCGCAAATGGGCGGAAGTCAACGCTGACACATATATCGCCAACGTATGGCGCCTCGGCAAGATCTATGGCGCATCGGCGATCGTCTACGGCGCGGAAGGTGTCGATACTGATAAGCCGATTCCGCCCGAGAAGCTGGCTGGGTTGCAACTGTATTTCAATGCACTTGACCCGCTGAACACGGCGGGCTCTCTGGTTCTGAACCAAGATCCGAACGCGCCAGATTTCCAGAAGCCGACGATCGTCACCGCGGCTGGACAGACTTATCATCCGTCTCGCAGTCTCGTGTTTTTCAACGAGGCGCCGCTGTACATCGAGTACACGAATTCAGCATTCGGTTACACGGGTCGCTCCGTCTATCAGCGCGCGCTCTATCCGCTGAAGTCGTTCGTGCAGACGATGATTGCCGACGACATGGTCAGTCGGAAAGTCGGCGTCATTGTTGCGAAGATGAAGCCCGCAGGGTCGATAGCCGATCGTGCAATGGCCGTACTCCAAGGCATCAAGCGCAACGTCGTCAAGGAGGCGCAAACCAACAACGTTATCAATATCACGCCGGAAGAGGCGATTGAGACGTTGAACCTGTTGAACGCTGATGGCGCACTGACGACAGCACGCAAGAACATCCTGGAGAACATCGCCGCAGCCGTTCCGCAGCCAGCAAAACTTCTCAACTCCGAATCGTACGCTGAAGGCTTTGGCGAGGGCACCGAAGATGCGAAGGACTTGATCCGCTACATCAAGCACGAGCGCGAGGTTGTCCAGCCGCTCTATCAATTCTTCGACAATATCGTGATGCGCCTTGCGTGGACACCGGAGTTCTTCGCAACAATCAAGGCAACAGTTCCTGAGTACGAGAGCGTCGAGTACGAGACGGCGTTTTATCAGTGGAAAAACGCCTTCGAGGCAACTTGGCCCTCGCTGATGGAAGAACCGGAAAGCGAACTCGTCAAGGTCGAGAAAATCAAGTTTGAAGCAATGACCGCTGCGCTGGAAGTGGTGAAGCCCGATCTTGATCCAAAGAACAAAGCCCGCCTCATTGAGTGGTTCGCGGACAATATGAACGAATCCAAGCGGCTATTTCCGAATCCTCTCGTCCTGGACTATGAGGACCTTGAGAACTACGAGCCACCACAACCAGATCCAGAGCCCAGCGAGCCGCGTCCGCACAATATCTGATGGCAACTTTCTATCAAACCGTCTCCGAGGCAATTAGAGAGTTCGAAGAGCAAGGTTTTGATAGCGTCGAACGCCTGCAATATTGGACCGAAAGAATCCGGAAGGCTGCGATCGAATCTCTGACGCCGGAAAGCGTGCTCAATGAAACGCTGACGCGCACGCTGCAAGGCGTCTACAAGAAGCTGATTGACGACGGTCAGATCATCAAGGCTCATTCCGGCGTATCGCGATTCACGGTTGATCGACTGAAGCCGCAGCTTCGGGCTGAGCTGGATCGGCGCATGATGGTCTCGCGCAGCCTCATCAAGCTAAACCGCGATCAGATGGTCGAGAAGACCGTGCAGCGATTTGCTGGATGGGCATCGTCGGTTCCAGCTGGTGGCAGCCGAGCGATCGAGGTCAAAGAAGTCAAAGACAACCTCAGAAAAGCGCTCACCTCT